GCGGCCACGAATGCCGCCGGCAAAGCCCACTTGGCGGTCGAGGCCGCTTTGGGAGTCCAGTATTGGGGACCACTGTCCCAGGAGGTGGTGGCCGAGTACGAGGCCATGTGGGGTAAGCTCCTCCAGGAGCAGGACGGGGCACAAGAGGAGCTTGCTTCGCGCGCAGGTAAGGGCGCCGCTGCCGAGCTTGAAGCTCTCCGTATGAAGCACGACGCCCTGTACGCCGCCCAGAAGCAGTATAAGCAGGCTCTCGCCGAACTGGATACCCTCCGGGCGCAGCCGGACGCGGACCCGGTGGCGCTGGCAGCCAGGGAAAAGCAACTCGCGCTCGGGTTTGAAGAAACGACGGCGGGCATCAAGCGAAATCAGGAGGCGACGAAGTCCCTCAATCTCTCCCGCAATCAGATGCTGGAGTTGAACGCGGCAGGCGTCAACAGCTTCCAGGCCCTGATGGCCGGCATGAACGTCCAGCAAGTCGCGATGATGGAAGGCGCCCAGGTGATTGGCGCCTTCGCCCAGGGCGAGAAGGGGTTTGCGGGGCTACTGACAACCGTACTGAGCCCGATCGTCCTTGTCACAGCGGCAGTAGTCGCGATGGGTGCGGCTTTCGCCTACGCCGCAACGTCTGGGGCTTCACAACGGAAAGATCTGGAAAATTCGCTGGTGGCGCTTGGATCGTCGAAGACGGCCTGGCAAGAGTGGGCATCATCCGTCTCGGCGGCTAAGCAAGCGGGGGTTTCGTCTTCCGATGCGCTCTCGGTTTCTGCCGGTTTGGGCGGTATGGGCGCGCCGGATGGTGTGGCTCAGCGAGCCACGCAACTCATTCGACCCTTTGCGCAAGGGTTCACCGACAGTGATAAAGACGCAGCCGAAAAGCAACTCATAGATATTTATAGTAATCCGGTCCAGGCGATGGAAAAATATCGCCAACAGATCGGGCTGGTATCACAAGCCGAAGCGGAGCACATTCGTTGGCTGGAGCTAAGCGGAGATCGGGTTGGCGCTGTTACTGCCCTCTATGACGCCTTAAGCAAAAGGTTGCAGGGTGTCCAAGACAACTCTAGTCTTTTAACAAAAAGCATTGAGGGTTGGTCTCTAGCTTTTGACCGGTTGGGGACCTCTGTCGATAAAGCCCTGCATCCTGAGGTCTACAAGTCAACGGCCGAGCTATCGGCCCAACCCGAAAAGCTCAAGTCTGACACCAATCCTCGCACCGAGCAATCCCGCGGGAATACCGCATCCTCTATCCAAGAGGAACTGAGTAAACGCACGGCAGCAGAAGCGGCAGGGAAGTCTACTCAAGAGAACATACTCGCTGCTCGCGGCGATGAAGTGGTGCAATCGCTGAATTTACAGTCAACGGCAGCGATAAAATACTATGAGAATTTGAAGCTGGTTAATGCCTCCTTTAAGGACATGACCGGCGCCCAAGCGATGCAGGCGCTCAGTGCCTTAAAAGAGCAATTTGAATCGGCGGTCAACCCGGCTAAAGCATTCGCCGAGCAGTCGGCTCGGGCCTTATCGGTGGCTAAGCTTCAACCCGGCTATCAACAAACTCTCGAAACACAGCTGCAAGTTCTTGATCAGAAATATGCCGGACGCAGCAATATTCCGGATGACGAACTTAATAACGCAAAGAAGGGCGCGGGAGATGTTACCGCTGCTCAAGCCGAAGCCGCTCATATCCAAGCACAAAACGCACTTGAGGACGCCCAGCGGCTGGCGGTTGCCCGCGCTTCGCTCAACGCCGCGTCGATGGTCGCGGCTGAAGGCGAAAACGCATATCAAGATGCGAAGCGGCGCGGTCTATCAGACGGAGTTGCGCAGCACGCTCAGGATGACGCCCTGGCTAAAGGGCGGCTTGATCTTGCCACGGCCACCACGACCACCGTCGCGACTATGGGCCTGGAAACCCAAGGCCTTGCCGCTGAGGCTCAAGCCTACGGCGTGTCGATGGCGGCGGTTCACGGTGCGCAGCTAGAACACCAGATTATGTTGGAGCAGCTTAAGGCCGACCCTGCCCAGCGTAATGCCATCCGCCAAGCGATGTTGGCTCAAGACGCGGCCCAGACCCAGCTTAATGCATCGATGCGCGCCGCCGATGTGCGCGGCCAAATCGCCGATCAAGAGCGATTGGCGGCTGGTTGGGCCAAGGGCGCCGAGGGGGCTCGGCAAGCGGCGTTGGCGAACGCGGCCGTTGCAGAAATCCAACAACAGCACGCCGAAAACAACCCAGCCGCCATCGCTCAAATCACCCAAGGCGTCTCCGATCGCGACACCGCGACCAGGCAAGCGCAGTTCGCACAAATGGGTGCGGAGCAGCAACAGGCTAATGTCCTGGCGCTCGCCGAATACCAGACGCTCGGGATGTCCAATGCCGAGCGCGCCAAGGCGTTGGCAATCCTGCAAACGACCAATGACCTGCAGGCGCGGGGAGCCGATCTCGCGGCGGCAGGTACCAAAGAATATATCGCTCAAGTCGGGGCGATGGCTGAATACAAGGCTAAGTTAGCGGAAGTTCAGCAAGCGGCTCAGGGTTTTGCCGATACTATCGGCAATGCGCTTGGTGAGTCTTTGACCAATCCGGCCGCTAAGTTCAGTGATACTTGGAATACTGCGCTTAAGGACATCCAGAAGCAAGTCACGGAAATGACCGTGGTCAAGCCGTTTAAGGACTGGATGACCGGCGGTCTTACCCAGCTCATGAGCGGCGAGCCGCCCAAGGGGAGCGGGACACCGGTGGCGTCGGCCAATGATCTCGGCGCCCCGGTCAGGTCGGCTTTTGATGGCACGAAACCACTCCCGGTTGAAGTCACTAACTGGACGATGCCGGGCACCCCAACCGCCTCTGCGGGAACGCCTGAAGCCGCTGGACTGACCAATCCCAGCAACGGCGGCAGCAGCAATGCCAATGACGTCCTTTACGCTATTGCTAAAGTGGAAAGCGACGCAACTCTCAATCCGCGCGACAATCAGAACCGCAACGGTACCCACGACATCGGGACTTGGCAAATCAACTCAGCATATCCTTACGGCAAATCGCCAGAACAATTGAAGGATGTCAGTCAGAATCTTGACGCCGCTCTCCAGAACCTAAACGAAACGGCCGGGCGCGCAAAATCGGTCGATACGCTGTTGAACGGCTACAACACCGGGGACGCCAGCCAGGTATCGAACCCGGCATACGTCGCCAGCGTCAGGGGCAATCTCGGGCAGTACGATGCCGCGCTTGCTGCCGGCGACCCGGTGGCGGTTGCTATCCGGGATTCCCAGACGACGGACAGCTTCCGCCAGTTCTCCGGGGCATTGACCGAGTTGTCCGGAGGGGCGATGGCTGCCGCCCGGGGCGCCGATGCAATGGCGCAAGGCGGGGCACAGGCGGGGCAAGGTGCCGCGCAGTTGCTTTCGGGTGTGGGGAGCCTGCTATCGGGGGTAGTCGGCGGAACGGGGGTGTCCGGGGGCGGTCAAGTCATCACAGTTGGTGGCCAGGCTTATGCGCCGACAAGCCTGGGGGGGCTAGATAGCGGCCTCGGATCATCAATCTTCGGAGAAGGCTATACCGGCCTCGGATCGTACCTGTTTGGCAACACTGCCGATGCCGTCGACGCCAATGGCGCGTTGGAACTCGGCGGATTGATTGGTTCTGGCGGCGGTGGCGCGGGTTTGCTCGGCGGAACGATGTCGAATTCCGTCATGCCGGGCATCGGGTCGCTATTCACTGCGGGGACGGACTTCGCCAACGGCAATATCGGTGGCGGGGCCGGGACGCTCGGGGGCGCGGCGCTCGGCACCGCCATTCTGCCCGGCATCGGCACGGCGATCGGCGGCATGCTCGGGGGCATGCTCGGGGGCATGTTCGGTTCCAGCGCGCCCTCCGACGGCCCGGTGGGCGGCGCGCGATTGGCGCTCGGAGACAACGGGCTATTTGGCGTTGGATTGGCCGGCGGCGACAATGGTTTCGATCCGACCCAACTGAAAGGACAGGTCAGTCAGCTTGCCCAACAACTTAATCAAACGGTGGCGTTGGGCAACCTTCAGGTTGATCAGGGCGCCTTGGTAGCTATGGGGCAAAAAGCAGACATTCAGAATGCTGGTAACTCAAAGGCTAACAACGCTCCTACAGGGCAGACCGCAGACCAAGTTATCAACAACATGGTCGGAGGTGGGGTATTTGGCGCTACTGGTGCCGTTGGCACATCTCTCGATTATTTGCAGCAGCAGTCCCTCAACGGCAACGATGTTACCTTACAACAATTTCAAACCGCCGTGCAGTTTTCCGCAGCGCTGCAAACCGCCACCGATGCCGCCAACAATTTCGGGACCGGGCTGAAAGGCGCAACCGCCGCCGCCCAAAACACCGCCGATGCCAATAACGCCAATATTGGGGTGCAAGGATCAACCGCCAAGGAAAACGGTGTCTTTGGCCAATGGCAGTCCACCGAACAACTGAGCCTGCAAAACCAGATCACCACCGCCACCGACGCCACACCGACCACCAGCTTGTCGAAAAACCTGGCGGCGTTGCAAGGGCAGATCGCCGGTGCCAACGATAACGCCGCCGCCGCCGGGGTCACGCTCGACCAGGGGGCGATCAACGCGCAACTGGTGACGTGGCTGCAAAGTCAGATCACCCAGGCGCTGGGCGGCACCGACGCGGCGGCCTCCCAGGTGCAGGCGTTGAGCGCCGAGCATGCGGCCAACGTCAATGTTCTGACCGCTAACGGGGCATCGACGGGCTCCGCCGACCAGCTGCTGACCGAGGAACTGACCAAGCTGTTGTCGGGCATGGACAGCGCGAACGCCTCCGCGTTCGCCGCTCAACAGGGCGGCGATGTCGCCGCGACCTGGGCCGGAATGGCGCAAGGGCCGTCCAGTTACGCGATCCGCCAGGGGCAGGCGCAACAGACGATCACCGCGACCGATCTCGGGACCAACAGCGTCGCGGCGGTGCAACAGGCGCAACAAGTCGCCAACATGCAGACGGCGCTGAAACAGGCGCAAGAACTGAACGCCGCCACCGACGATTACACCCGGTCGTTGATTGTTGCAACGCAGGCCCAAGAGAACCAGGCGACCGCGGTTCAGCAAGCGTATCAGCTTCAGCAGGCGCAAAACCAGCAGCAGAACACCGACGCGGGCCTGCAAATTCAAGGTGCGTCGGCCAACGCCACGATGGTCGGGCTGTCGTCGGGGACCAACAGCATCGCGGCGATCGAGGCTCAACAGCAAACTGCGACTATGCAGCTTCAGCTTCAGACGCAAGAGGCGCTTCAGTCCGCTACCGACGACGCTACCCAAGCGTTGACGGCTCAGGTGGGCGCCGAGCAAACGGCAGCGCTGGCAGCTCAGCAAGCGTACCAGTTGCAGCAAGCTAAGAACCAACAAGACGACGCGATAGCGACCCTGAATATCCAGTCGTCCTCTGCATCTGCAACAATGGCGGGCTTGACCTACGGGACCAATAGCCTACAAGCCATCGAGGCTCAACAGCAAACTGCGACTATGCAGCTTCAGCTTCAGACGCAAGAGGCGCTTCAGTCCGCTACCGACGACGCTACCCAAGCGTTGACGGCTCAGGTGGGCGCCGAGCAAACGGCAGCGCTGGCAGCTCAGCAAGCCCAACAGCTGGCCGATACGATCCAGGCGCAGAAAAAGGCTAACTCTGATATCGAGGCCCGTGACCAAATCGCGCTTCAGAACAACTGGAAAGCCACGCTATTGCAATTGCAGGCAAACCAGGACCAAGAGCTATATAACGCCAAAGAACAGGGCGGCATCGATATCAATGAGTTGGTAGAGACACAACAAGACGAGCTTACGGAGATATATACGAATGCCGGACAAACAATACAAGACTTTTTCGACCACCTTAGCGTCTCAGACGCAACTACGGGAAGTGATGTAACGCACCTCGCGGCTCAACAGGCCTTGACCGATGCAGCCGTTTCTAAGGCATATAACACAGGTGACATAAGCTCTGCAATAGCGTCTATTAATTCCTTGCTGAGTATGACAGGAACCTTGTACTCAACAGGCTCTGAAGTTTATGCTGATGCTGTTGCCAAGGAGTCTAGTGACCTCAAGGCCCTTGGGCATGCCTTGGGAATCCCCGGTTACGCCACCGGCACCACGGGAGCAGCTCCCGGCCTCGCCTGGGTGGGTGAGAAGGGGCCGGAGATAGTCCAATTCCGCGGCGGCGAGACGGTCTACAACGCCGAACAGAGTCGTGCGATGTTCGGCCCAGTGACTCGCGGCTATGCTACTGGGACAGCCGCTGGTAACGACAACAGCGACGTTGTTGCTCGCCTAGATGCCGTTATTTGTAACCAGTCACTTCAGATCACGGCCCTTTCGGAAAGGATCAATGAGGTCACTGGAGCACTCAAAGAAATCACGTCCGAAACACGTCGTGATCGAGCGGCGAGAAGGGTCAGAGGTTCAACATGACCACAGGGGTTATCGGAGACGAGTACGTAAGCCAGTGGCCAATCGACGCCGGGTTTATCGTGCAGGACCCTGCTATCGTAGCTTACCCTGGGTACCAGCCTTCTGTCTCAGACTACGTGGTACTGGGTACCGCATCCTATTCTGACGGGTCCGTTGCTTCCTCTATCCTGGCTTCGGATTACATCGGAAGCGATGTCATAGGGAGTATGGCCGTCGGTTACGGTAGCACTCTATCGTCTCTCAACTCGACCACAATTAGAGTTTCTGATAAAGGTTGGCGCACTCAACCCTCGGACGCCATCCCAAATACGGATTTTGAAGGAAGACTGGAGCTACCACAGATAGATTGGTCGATTCCTATGTCTCCGTCGCAAACCGCCCGTGTGGTAGCCACATCCGCCGTGATTAGGCTGGCGAACGACGACGGGGTTTATGACGACTTACCCGCTTCATACGGGGTTGACGGGCAGTCAGTCACGATCTCCTTGTTGCCGTCCAGAGGGTCATCTACCACCGATGCCTTGCCTGTTTTTAAAGGGGTTGGTACGGCATGGGTGGTCGAACGAGGAGCCCTTGACCTTACTGTGAGCGACATCGGGTGGCAGCTCTCACAAACGCCCTTCTTACGGCTCTATGGAGGTACGGGTGGAGCGGATGGCTACACTGACCCCTACACGCTGCTATCGAACCAAGCCGGAAAAGGTATTCCGAAGTGCTACGGAATCTGTGAAAACATCTCTCCAGTCTTGATTGACCCGATTAATGGAGTGTACCAAATTCACGACGGGTCAATACGGTCAATTGACGGCGCATATTGGATGGGATATCCGGCAACTTCGGGAAACTCATATGGTTCGTATGCGGCATTGGCATCCGCAACAACTGCGGCCGGTACCTACGATTGGTCGATCTCTACATCGGGCAGCTATATAAAACCAGGAAGTCCGACAGCATCCGGCCAGTTTACCTGCGATGTCCATGGAGCACTTGACGCAAGAGGTGAGTATTACGACGACCATGCTTCGGTATTCTACAATGCTCTATCCACTTTTATTAGCCAATCTAATTTCGACTTACTTTCTATCGGGCAGTTCACCGTTGGGACTCCAGGGTCAATGGGGATATATGTCGATACTCAAACCACATTATCGGACGTCGCCGATACGATCATGGTGTCCTGCCTCGGGGTATGGGGAGACTTTGGCAATGGCCTGATTTCCGTTTTCCCCTTAACCCAAGCGTCCTCCGTGCAGAGCGGAACCCAAATAGATTATCGACACATCACGGGGGAAATACAGCCGATATCCCTCCCCTCCGAGGTATCCCCTTGTATTTGGCGTGTACGGTGTGGGTACGCAAAGAACTGGACGGTTATGTCGGGAGCCCAAGTCGCTCAGCCATCTGGAAGTCTAACCGTAGATCGGAGGAACTACCTGCAATCCCCTTATCTCGTTACGTCCCAAAGCGCCCCAACTCGTCTCATGAGAAACCCGAAAGCTATCGATTACCCCACCCATAATCTGGAGGTCATGAACATCGACGCTGGTCAAATCGGTAGTAATACAACCCTTCCCATTCTAAATACCCTGTTCGCCAATAAATCGGATGCGGACGGTATAGCATCAAACCTACTAAATATCTGGAAACCGGGGCTATGCGCGTATTCTGTCCCGGTCGGGTCCGTCTGGACAACGCTCAAACGGTACCAAAACATATTTCTTGTTTACCCTCGGTATGGCTTTTCCTCTGGAAAATGGGTAAAAGTCGTTGGCGCACAGATTACGGGAACCAACGCGCTGCTGACGGTGGTGGGGTAGCATGGCAACGGCATTGTTTTCGTTCGTAAACTACTTCGACCTCCTGTCGGCATCGCTGTCTGCGTCATCAACAGCGACCCCAGGCAATCTGACCGTCGGTAACCTCCAAGACCCACATTTGCGACGCATCTGGAGGTCAGGGTCGACTACGGCAACCCTCACTGCTGACTGGGGCTCTACCACCGCAGCCGTAGGGGTTGGAGTGCTCGCCGTTGCGCAGCCACCGGACCCCGGGCTGTTTGTGCAGGACTACCAGGATGGTAGGGGGCATTACAATGGATGGATGGCTCCGACCGACACGATCCGACACCGACTTTCAACGTCTTCTCCGACTGACGGTGACCTATACGACAGCACAGCGCTGGCTGGCGGATGGACAGCGGGTTACGGACTGTCGGTTAATGTGCTACCTACGGCCGTCAGCCCACGCTATTGGAGAGCAGATTTAGTTGCTTCTACCCCCGACTATATCGATCTCGGCCGGATGTGGGCGGGTCCAATACTGTCCGTTCTAAACGACGTAGGATACAATTGGTCAGACCAGTGGGACGATGGGGCTATCGTTACATCTGTACCTAGGTCTGGAGCCGAATTTGTAGACCTAGGTATGCGCCGGAGGGTGCTCGACCTTTCCTTACCCGCTCTAACAGAATCAGAGGCCAAAGGTACCTTCAAGGAGCTGACTAGGATAGCCGGAATAGGCGGTCAGGTAATGTGCATTATAAGCCCAAGCGATGCGACATACGCTCCGACTCAAGCTATCATCGGTCGTATAAAACAGGTCAACCCAATAACACAGTCAAATCCGGCTTTCTACTCCACCTCCTTTACCATAACCCAGACTCTGTGAAAGGAGCCATACTATGACTGTGCCCACGGCCTTCTTCAGATCGCCCTTCGTCTACCAGACCGCTCCGGCCCCGAATACCGGGAGTGTCTATATGAACGCCCCGGTGGCGCCGATGCGGTCCTTTGTATCGCAATTTAATAGCGGAAGCTATGTTTCGTACTGCATAAAGTCCATAGACGGTACGCTGTTCGAGCAAGGATACGGGACGGTTACGACAACTGGGGGAACAGATGTTTTGGCACGTTCCGCTGGGAACGTCACGTCCGGAACGAACGGGGCAGGAGTGTTGGTAAATTTCACCGGGGTTGTTACCGTCACGAATGCCAATCCGGCAATCCAAGACACAATCGACCTCCTCCCTACTACCGTGACTGCCACAACAACGCTGTCCCCGATTTGCTCCCCTTTAACTATCGCTACAATGGATTCGTCAAGTCAAACCCTCACCTTACCGGATGCCAGAACACTTCCTTTGGGTGTCATACGATACATTTATAGAACATCCGGGGGTAACGGTTTTTCCATTTTGGATTCTTCCGGAGGAACTGTTGTAGCGTCGGCGTCAGCGTCATCCATGTATGCGCTCGTCTTGACCGCAAATACGACAGCGGCGGGTACCTGGGCGCAGTTAGGCGCAACTACCGCCTCCGGATATGGAATATTCACAGGAAGCACCACTTGGGTAGTCCCGGCCGGAGTGACTACCGTTCGGGTGTTGACTATCTCGGGGGCACCGGGATCAGGATCGGGCTGGTATCCAGTCGGCCCATCCTACGGTTCGTCGTCAGGTAACTTCGCTGTTGGAACGTACTCGGTCACGCCAGGGACTCCCATAACCATATCAGTGGGCGTCGGTGGAGCCGCAGGCACAGGTCCCGCAGTCGCTGGGCTTACGGGCGGAACGACATCTTTCGGGGCTTTACAATCAAGCTCCAGCGGTACCGGCAGCTCATTTACCTCAGCCGGAACGGGAGCCGCAGCCGGTGGCTCGCCTGCGTCCAACGGGGCGTCGCCAAACGTATCCGCTCTTAGCATACTTATAAGGGCGTCAATCGCTGCCGGGGCCATCGGAACCGCTCAAGGATCCAACAGTGGGTACTATGGCGGAGGCGGCGCGGCAGGCTTGCTGTTGCCAGGCGTGGCTAACCCGTCCGGAGGCAACGGCGGTAATATAGATGGCTATTTAGGCGGGAGCGGAGGAACGGGCTTTGGTGCCGGTGCAGGTGGTGGTGCCAATCATCTGAATGCCGTGGGTGCCAGTGGTGGGAACGGCGCCCAGGGTGCCGTTTATGTTGAATGGTAAGGGGAGGACTTAGTCATGACGACTTGGGCAAGCATCGGCGCAAACAACAACCTGGTTCTGGCGGATTTGACCACCGTCGATCCCGTGGACAGGTTCGCGCCCAGTATCAAATGGGTGACGGTGCCGGACGCTCTGGCACAAGACCCGATCGCGTGCCAGGTCGGGCTTGTGGTGGCAGCCGATGGTGTAACGGTACAGGTGCGCGACCCAGCCGCCTATGCTGCCGTGGTGAAGGCCAATCTGGCCGCCTATGCCATCGGCAAACAACAGGCGTTGTTGGCTGCGGTGTTCAGTCACCCGCTGGCAGACGGCAGCGCTACGCTGACCACAGCCTGCGATCCGGTGAGTTTGACCGGATTGAACAGCCTAACCCAATGGGCAACCACGCCAGCCCTCAACGCCAGCGTCGGGACGAGGGTCTACTACAACGTGGACTGGTCCCCGCACACCGTCACCCCCGCCCAAATGGCCGAGTTCGCCGCGGCCATCGGGGCGCATGTGCAGGCACTTTACACGGACTTGGCCACCGTCGTGGCCGCGATCAACGGCGGCACCATCACCACCACGGCTCAGATTGATGCCGCCAACTGGTCGTAACGATTGCGCTCTGGCCGCACAGACTGTCTGGGTCGCC